AGTAGGTGATTTTGGTGGTTACAGCCCTGACATGAACCGAGGTCGGGGTTATGGTGCAGGCAGTTCAGGTGGCAACACAATCATCGTGAACACAGGCGTGGGAGATCCTAACGCTATTGCAGAAGCTATTGACAATGTGCTGCGTGAAGCACGCGACCGAGGAACGCTAACAATCGCATGACATGGCTTCCAGAGTGGCGCGTAACAGTAGGTGATGATCTCTATACATCTGTCACCTCTGTTTCGTTTGCATCTGGTCGCTTGGACATTGATCGCCAACCTACAGCAGGTTACTGCCAAGTACAGATTATAAATACCGATAACACAGAATTCACCATCAATGTAACTGAGCCAATAACCTTAGAGCTTAAAAATAGCGGTGGCACATATGTCACTGTATTTGGTGGCGAAGTATCAGACTTTAACATCGGTATCAGAAGTCCAGAGGAAACGGGCTACATTACCACTGGTACAATCTTGGGCATCGGCTCTCTGGCTAAACTGACTAAGGCTGTCTATAACACAGCATTGGCAGAAGCATTAGATGGCACACAGATTGCAGAGATATTAGGCCAAGCACTCAACTTAACTTGGGCAGAAGTTACTCCGACAGTCACATGGGATACCTACCCCGCAGATGTCACATGGGCTAATGCAGAGTCTTACATAGGTGAAGTGGACTCAGGCTTCTACACAATGATTGCTCTTGCAGCTAGTGCGTCTGCTAAGTCTCAGACTCTTGTCGATCAGATTGCCAACAGCGCACTTGGACAGATCTATGAGGAAAAAGATGGAGATGTCTCTTATGCAGATGCAGACCACAGATCTAACTATCTCGCAACAAACGGCTTTACTAACCTTAACGGCTCATATGCAACACCAAGCTCTATCACCTCAACAACTCAGATTGCTCGTATCCGTAACAGCCTTATCTACAGATACGCCACAGGATACGGCAACACCTACAGCATCTCAGATAGCGACTCTATAGCCTCTTACGGCCTGTTCGAGCGTTCCTTTGACTCTAACATCAAGAACCTTGCAGACATTACTGACATCGCCTCTAGAGAGTTAAACCTGCGAAAGAATCCACGCGGGTCATTGGGTGCTATTCGCTTTCGTCTAGATAATCCAGACATGCCGAGTTCCATGCTTGACAGCCTTATCAATGTCTTTTTTGGTCAGCCTGTCATTATTAACAATCTGCCTAGCAATTTACTCGGTGGCACATTCGATGGCTTTGTGGAGAATGTGGCTCTTAACGCTACGCCTACATATGTAGATATAACTCTCTACATCTCAGCTACAGACTTCTCACTCAGCACTACACAATGGGAAACAATATTGCCTGCCTCACTCATCTGGACAGGCGTAAATGGTACACTTACTTGGACTAACGCGACTGGAGCACTAACTTAATGGCAACTACTACACCTAACTTCGGTTGGACTGTTCCAACCTCATCTGATCTAGTCAAGAATGGCGCGACTGCCATCGAGACATTAGGCGATGCAGTCGATGCATCCATCGCAGCTCTTACAGTCAATGCACAAACTGGCACTACCTACACAGCAGTCAAGGCAGATGGACTCAACGCTATTGTCACGATGGACAACGCATCGGCTAATACTTTCCGCATTCCAACAGATGCGACTTATAACTTTCCTACAGGTACTACCTTGCTGGTTTATCAGAAGGGTGCTGGGGTAACTACAATTAACGCTGTTACTTCTGGCACTACTACTATTGTAAGCGCAGGCGCAGTCCTTGCAGCTCCAGTTCTTGCTCGATACAAGTCAGCAGCTTGTATTAAAATCGCTGCTAACTCATGGATTGTAGTTGGTGGAATCGCGTAATGTTAAACTCATTAGTGGGCATAATTGCTGGTAGCACAGTCGTATCATCTCCGTCACTTATAGATTATTTAGTAGTCGCAGGTGGTGGCGGAGGCGGTGGAGATACTGGTGGAGGTGGTGGCGCAGGTGGACTTAGGTCTACTGTAACTGCTACAGGTGGTGGCGGATCTCTTGAATCTGCTTTATCAGTTACAAGCGGTACTACTTATACAGTAACTGTAGGCGCAGGCGGTGCTGGACAATTTTCAACTAATGGTTCAAATGGAAGTAACTCCGTATTCTCCACTATCACTTCAACAGGTGGCGGTGGCGGTTCTTCAAACGCGGGAAGTTCTACTGGTAATTCTGGTGGCTCTGGTGGTGGCGGTGGTTACACATCAGGAACAGGTGGAGCAGGAACTGCAAATCAAGGTTTTGCTGGTGGCAATGGTGGCCCTGGTGCTGGAGGTGGCGACTTTTCTTCTGGTGGTGGTGGCGGCGCAGGTGTCGTTGGAACTGCTGGTGCAACCAATGTTGGTGGCGCAGGTGGTAATGGCGTAGCAACATCTATCTCAGGTTCTTCTGTTACATACGCAGGTGGCGGTGGAGGCGGCGCTGGAACTACTGGCACTGCTGGATCTGGCGGCACAGGTGGAGGTGGTACTGGTGCTAAACGCGGCGGTGGTGGATTAACTGCTGGAACTACTAATACAGGTAGTGGTGGCGGAGGTAACGGAAATGGCTCAACAGCAGGCGCTAATGGCGGTTCTGGTATAGTTATTATTCGTTACCCAGATACTTTTAGCGATCTATCTTCCATTGGTGGTGGATTAACATACACATTAACTACAAGTGGCGGAAATAAGATTTACACATTTACAGCTGGAACAGGATCGGTGACTGTCTAATGGCACACTATGCATTCTTGGATGAAAATAACATCGTTACAGAAGTTATTGTGGGCATCGATGAAACTCAAACTATTGAAGGTTTAGACACAGAAACTTGGTATGGAGATTTTAGAAAGCAGAAATGTGTAAGAACTTCCTACAATGGAAACATTCGCTATAACTATGCAGGTGTTGGTTATACATATGATCCAATAGATGATGCTTTTATTGCACCAATGCCTAATTGTGGGCATGATGAATTACTGCTTAATAACTTAAAGCGATGGGAATGTTCCAATGTCGAACATCAAGCCCCGCTTATCTAAGGCAGCGGTTCAACTAAGGGAGCAATTTGATGACTCGTTCCCAGATCGTGACCGCGCATCGGATGGCTGGATCGGTGATAACCGACACTCTTATCGCAAGTCAGATCATAATCCTGATGAGCAGGGCTGGGTTCGTGCCATTGATGTGGACAAAGACCTATTCAAGGGTGGCAAGCCCGACATCATGGGAGATCTTGCTGATCAGCTTCGTACCTTGTCCAAGTCAAAAGCAGACAAGCGTATTAGTTACATCATTTACGATGGACAAATCTGCTCACGCATCCTTAATTGGAAGTGGCGCAAGTACACAGGGGCGAACAAACACACTAAGCACATGCATGTTAGCTTTAAGAAAGAAGCTGACAATGATGGTGCTTTTTTTCAAGTATCTATGTTAGGTGGAGAATAATGAAGAACATGAAGAACCCTGCAATCCTTGCTGCTGGAGCATTCTTAGCTGCTTGGGCATCTAGCAACTTTGACCTTGACTACCGCGCAATACTGTGGGCTGTGCTATCAGGTGTATTCGGATACGCGAGCCCTAAAAAGTGACACAGGCAGATTTCTTTCAGCTCTACATCGCCACGCTGGTAACACTCGGTGGCTTGTCGGGCTTTGTCATTACTCATTTACTAACAGAGATTAAGCGACTTCACTCGCGTGTCGATGAGATCTATAACATACTTTTAGAGAGATAATTTTCTAATGGCAAGAAAAAAAGTAATCGATCTAGATACTTACAGCGCACTCGATGCTTGGGCTATTAGCTTGCAGGAGATGTATCGGGCATTACGCAGAGCAGGCTTTGATGTCGATTTAGCATTGGCAATTATCGTTGAGCCTATGTCGTATCCGCGCTGGATCTTGCCAGAGCCAGTTGAGCCAGACAGACTCGGCGATTACGAAGATGAGGATGACGATTAAGCGAATCGTAGTTGTATCCGATCTTCAGGTTCCTTACCATGATCGAGTAGCCACTCGTAACCTTGCTAGTTTTATTACAAAGTTTAAGCCAGATCAAGTAGTAACCATTGGCGATGAGATTGACCTTCCCCAGATAAGTAAGTGGGAAGAAGGGCGCATGGGCAGTTACGCCCAGACTCTAGACGATGATCGTAATGAAGCTGTGCAATTACTCTGGGAGTTAGGCGTGACCGATTGCATCCGCAGTAATCATACAGATCGCTTGTATAACATCATCATGGCTAAAGTGCCTGCATTCGGGGCACTGCCAGAGCTGCGCTTTGAGAAGTTTCTAAAGTTTGATGAACTTGGCATAACCTTCCATAAGAACCCAATGCCTATTGCACCTAACTGGATTGCAGTCCATGGTGACCACACACCCATAAAGCCACAGGGGGGCTTATCAGCCCTAGAAGCAGCCCGTAGGCATGGTAAGAATGTCATCTCAGGTCATACCCACAGGGCAGGGCGTTCGGCCTTCTCAGAGGCTTCTGGGGGGCGTATAGGGCGTGTTCTGCATGGTGTTGAAGTAGGCAATCTTATGGAGTTTAAGCAGGCTGCTTATACGAAGGGTGTAGCGAACTGGCAGCAGGCATTCGCCATCATTTATGTCAATAAGGCTAAGGTGCAGGTGGATCTTATCAACATTGAAAAGGACGGCACATTTATTGTGGCGGGAAAGTCCTACGGCAGACCTCGATAATCGTTATCGTTTCGTTATACAAATGTCCGCGATTTTGTCGGGTGGGCATGAGACTCTAATCTAGTAAGCCAGTCAAGGGCACTGGATGCAGATAGGTAGAACATG